TTTTGTTGATTGTGGTGCAACATACAACGGTACAAATACAAACACAGGTCAAAACGTAACTATATCTGGTGGTACAAACTATACAAAAGGAGAAACCGTTACAGTCACCACTAACTACAATTTATTTAAAGCCCCACCTAATGTTGATGACAAAAACGATGCAATAGTAATAGTTGATGGTACTACGTTATATCGTCTAACTATTCTTGGCACATCTAGTCAAACAGTAGCAACGGCAAAATTAGACAAAGATTTACCTGCCTCTTTGCGTAATACAGCAATTACAACTTATGAAGTTGCAAGAGATAAAATATCAAATCTTAGTTTCTTAGAAGGTAAAAAATTAAATATTTTAGCTGACGGTGCTGTACATCCACAAAGAACAGTATCAAGCGGTGAAATCAGTTTAGAACGTGCAGCTAGTGTTGTTCATTTGGGATTGCCTTACGAAAGCGATTTAAATACTTTACCTATGGCATTACAGGTAGAAGCATTTGGTCAAGGTAGAGTTAAAAACTTAAATCATGTATGGTTACGAGTATTAGAATCATCTGGTATTTTTGCAGGTCCTAGTGCAGAAAAATTAGTAGAAGCAAAACAACGTACAACAGAACCATACGGAACACCACCTAATTTAAAAACACAAGATATAAAAATTATGCTTACACCAGAATGGCAAGATAATGGTCAATTGTTTGTCCGACAAAGTGATCCATTACCATTAACTATTGTAGGTTTAACATTAGAGGTAGCTATGGGTGGATAGTGTGACCGTAAACAGATATTATATAGATATACTAAAGAATAAAGAAGTGTAGAGGTAAGTGCCACATGGCAACAGGATGGAGCAGCCTTACCCCGATGGGGCAATTTGGTGTAATAACACAAGGTTTTGGTGTACTAGGTAAGATTATTGGTGCTGATAGTGCTGCACAAACAGAAAAATATAAAACAAAAAGTTTAGCGTTAACTTTAGAACATAAAAAAGATATGGCGTTGTTTAATCAACGCATGAAAGAAAGTCAGGCACAACATATAAGTAGAGCATATAATACAAAACAAATGATGTTAGGTTTAAAACAAGGGGCTGCAAAATCCGCAGGTGTAGTATCAATAGCTTCTAGAGGTGGAGTGAGAGGTGTTGGTAGTAATTTAAATGTAATGGTAGGTAATGACATATTGGCAGCAATAGACAGAAATACTATGAATTCAAATAAAGTAAGAGCAGTAGAAAATAAACGGTTAGAAGCTGTTGGTCTTGGAATACAAGGAAGTATGTACGGAATGAGTGCAAGCAATATGTTTTCTACAGCATCACAAATAAATCCATTTATGAATATGACCAGTAGTCTTTTAACAGGTACTGCAAATATAGTCAGTAGCCTGCCCGAATCAATGTTAAGAAAAGGATAATTATGGCAAGAGTACCTTTTCAACAAAATTTACAAGTAGAACAACAAGTAGGTTCTGAAGTGCAATTTGGTGCTACTTCTGTAGAACCAATGAAAGATGTGGTTACTGATGACATACAGAAAAGTGCAAAAGCATTACAAGAAACTGGGCAGATAATACAAAAGTTAGACGATGAATTAAATGATGCTGAAGCGAAAAGATTATATAACAATTTACACGCAGATATACAAAATGAAACTAATAGGTATACAAGTTTAAAGGGAGCACAAGCCGTATTACCTAATGGCACAACTGAAGGAGGTGATAATACAACACCTTATGATGATACAAATAAAAATTTTGAAAATATTTTAAAAACATATACTGATCAATCAAGCAATGGTGTTGTTAAATATATGCTTGAAAACATGGCTCAAGTAAGTATTAAATCGGCTCAATCAAAAATAACTCAACATTCTTTAACACAACAACGTATTTTTAAAGAAAAAGAAACTGAAGCAAAAATTGAAAATCATAAGTTAGATTCAATAAAAACTATAACTAGATTTAACGAAGGTGGTGAACATTGGACAGCTTTTGGTAGTGGCATTGTAGAAATACAATCATTTGCAATAGACAAAAATTGGAATATAGATCCAAACAAAGGAGAGGTTAGTGCTCAATATTTAAACATGATAAAAGATTATACAACCGAAGTTCATAATGCTGCTGTTAAATGGTTTAAAGATAATAATCAAGAAGTTTTAGGTAAACAATATTTTAAAAAACACGCAGAAGGTTTTGCTATAGGAGGACAACAAATAGTTACTGTTGATGGTGAAACATTAATTACATCATTAGCTGATTTGCAAAAAAGTGAAAACGAATATTGTGCTGTAAAAATATGTGATAACGTCTTAAGTTACGAAGGAAATTCTAACGATAACAGATTTCTTAGTGAAGCTAATTTTGTAATGAAATTAGACAGTAATCAAAATGTAGATAATGGAAATGGATCGTCAATTATTGATGGTAATAACGCTGATACAATGGCAAATATTAATGCAACTAAAAGTGAAAATATAGAAAACTTACAACAACTAAGAGCTAAATCAATTTATTACAATTTAGATTCTCCCAAATATGAGCAAATTATACCGCAACATAGAACAGGACATTTATTTGCAATACAAAAATTAGGTGTAAAAAAAGCTGATTCGTTGTATACAAATGCAATTAAAGACGCAAATATTGATAAAGAAAAATATGACAATAATGAAGAATATTTTATAGAAAAAAATAAAGAAGTAATGAGTAATTTTAATAAAGCATTCCTTGCTGAAATACAAATTGCATATGCACCAAAAGTAAATGAAATTCAAAAAAAAATTACTACTTTAAAAGAAAAAATAAAGAATCATCCTATTGGTCGTAGCTATGTAAAAAGTAGAAAAGCAATGCAATCAAATTTAAAAAATTTAGAAAATGAATTTAATACTGCAAAAGTACAAAGTGATAAATATATAGAATCATTAACTAATGATTTATTTGTTATTAATAAAGATATTGATTATAAATACGTTAATGGCAAAGAATATGTAAAAGTAGATCCTAAAACCAATTTACCACCTTTAACTTATTATGAAACACAAATAAAAGATACTATAAAAGATTCTGATAAACAAGAACACGCACTAACAGAACTAAGATTTAAATACAATAAAATAAATAAAGAAAGAACAGAATTATACAATTCTGCATATACACAAGCAGAAGACATAGCTTTTTCAGAACCAGATGGATGGAAAATGTTAAAAGCAAATGGTATAGATATTAATAGTTTTACTTTAGAAGATCAAAAAATATTAAAAAATGGTCAACCAAATGAATCAAATGTAGATGCATTAGTTGAAATAGAAAGCAATGAAGCAGAAGTTTTACAGGATGAAAATAAATTAAAATCTTTTAGGCATCAACTTGCCCCTGGTGATTACGAATATTATGTAAATCAACTTAACGATACAAAAACTAACAAAGCAAAAACTAATGGTTTAAAAATAGATCCTCAAATTTTTGAAGCAGCATTATTTGAAAATGATATTAATTCCGAAAGTTATAATTTAAAAGATAAAGATCCAAAAAAATATCATAGATTAAAAACAACTTATAGAGATCGTTTAAATTTTTATTATGACAATGGCATAGAAATAAATTATGACAAAAGAAAAGCAATAATTAAAGAAATTTTAGTTGATGAAGTTATATATGATGGTAATTTCAAAGATAATACAAAAGCATTTTTTAATTATAAAGATAGTGATTACGAACGACTATATATAGAAATAGATACAGGAAAAGGTAAAACAGAAACAGTTTATTTGTACGAAATACCAAAAGATTTACAAAGTAGAATTGGTAGAACTTTATTAATTGGTGGTCAAGCTCCTTCATTTGAAAATATAGCTAATGAATTTTACAAAGCAGGTAGACCTAAAGATACAGATACTTATGAAAAACATTTACAAAAAACTATTTTCTTAGGTTATTAATATGGATAATAAATTAATTAAATACGAAGATATAGGTAATTATGAAAATAATAATGAACCAGTTAATACTTACGATAAAACTGGTGATGCATTAGATCTTGAATACGCAAAATTTAATCAAGATAAACAATGGAATAATATAAGACAAACATTAAAAGCCGTTATTGAAATGGACGGTGATAAAGCAGGTGAAATACAAAAATTTAAAGAACAATTTAATTTACCACCAGATTTTGATTTAAAAGATGATGACGAAACATTTAACCTTATAAAAAAAAGAAAACGAGAAGAATATATTCTCAACCAAAATTTTGCAAAAATAAACCCAATATTAGCGAGACAATTAGAAGATCCTAAATTTGCTGCATTAGCACATGACAATATAGAACATCTACAAGAGTATTACACAACAGCTAGAGCATTAACTACACCTTTTAGAATGCTATATGGTGGAGGTGTTGGAACAGTTCAAGGTTTACATAAAGGATGGTTAACTAACGAAAGAGGATTATTAGGATATCAATTAATGACAGGTGATCCAAACAATGAGTATCACCAAGGGGATAGGATTAAAAAATTTATAGCTGCCGATTTATTGGGTGCTTTTGGTAAAAAACAAACAAGAGAAGAAAAATTAGCAAGGATTAAAGAGATTGATCAAAAGATAGGAATGTATAACGAAGATGGTGTTAATTGGTTAGAAGCAGGTGCATATTACGCAGGTCAATGGTCAAGAACTTTACCTGCTGCTGCAACAACAGGAGCAACTACTTCATGGATAAATGCCAAGATCGGTGCATTAACAGGTAGTGTAGTTCCTGGAAAAGGCACAGTTGTAGGTGGAGTTATCGGTGCTACTACAGGTTTACCTGCTGCATTTAATTATATGGCTCTTAACTCATATATGGTTGAAGGTGGTAATTCCTATTTAGATGCTATTACAAGAGTTGGTGGATTAACTCATGAAGATGCAGCAAATCAAGCTCATGCTGTTGGATTTCTTTCAGCAGGTGTAGAACGTATTGGATTGCCATTTTTATTTAGAGGTACATCTAATTTAGCTAGTAAAAGTTTAGTAGGAATAGGAGCTAATAAATGGTTGCAAGGTTCATTAGGAAGGTCTGGATTAGGTGCTAAAGCAGAAGCTACTTGGTCAATGTTAAATAAAAGAATACTTAGAAGATCATCAAAACTTAGCCTAAGTGATAAATTTCAACAACTTACAGCATATTCTGCGAGTAAAGATATATTTATCGACATAGCACAAAATGTATTAACAGAAACTTCAACAGAGGTAGCACAAGAATTAATTAATATTATTGGTTTTAACATAGCTGCTGAAATGGCTACATATGAAACAAATCCTGTTGAGATGGAAGAAGCTATGGACAGAATAAAAGGAGTAATGTGGGATACTTTTAGAGGTATGTTGACGTTTGGGATTGTAACTTCTAGTGGTGGATATATGCGTACAGCAAATAATGTAAAACAAGCTGAAAGCGATCAAGAATATATTGAAAAAATGCTTGAGATAACAAACGATGATAAGACAAAAAAAAGAAATAAAAATTTATGGCAAAACTATATGGATTTAGTTGGAGATAAATTTGGTGTTAAAGATTGGTACATAAACGCAGAAACTTTTCAACAACAATTAGATGACAATAATATTTCAATGGAACAATTAGAATTGTTTGATAAAAATCTTAGTAGTCAATTAAAAAAAGCAACTGATGAAGGTCTTGTTGGTAAAAGTATAAAAATTTCACAAGGTGATTATTTAACTAATGTTGCAGGTACAGATTTTCATAATATATTAAGACCACATTTACGTCTTGGCAAAAATACATATAGTCAAAAAGAATTTCAAGAAGTATATAAGATAAAAGATCAAATGTTAGATCAAACATTAAAAGATATAAAAAGAAAAACGGCAGAATTTAAAGAATCACAAAGAGAAGCAAAAGCATATAAAAAACAAATTAAAGAACAATTAATAGCTACAGGTAAATACGATAAAAATGTTGCTACTGCATTAACTAATTTACCTTTAGCTTTCGCTCTAACTTTTGCAAAAAGATCAAATCTTTCAACAAAAGATTTTTTAAATAAATATTTATATAGCGTTGTTTTTGAAGGCAAGCCACAAGATTTTGGTAATGATTTCTTTAATCAAAATGGATCTATAAAAACTGATAGTGTTTTATTTAAAAATTGGTTTGGTAAATCAAAAATAAAGAATGCTGACGGTACACCTCAAGTTTTATACCACGGTACTACAAGTAGTTTTGATCGTTACAATTTAAAAAATACAAATAGATCTGACACAGGAATTTTTGGTAAAGGTATATATTTATCACCTAATGAAAATGACGCTCAAACATTTAAACAATTAAAAAATTTAGATTCTGATGCAATACCTTTATATGTGCGTTTGGAAAACCCATATAGAGAAACTAATCCAAACATTAAGCAACAATTGCATAAAGGTGGCAAAGGAGCAAAAACAAGTTATAGAAGTAAATTAATAAAAGATGGACATGATGGTGTATTAATTATTAATCCTAATACCAACGAAGTTACAGAAGTAATTGCATTTGATAATAATGCAGTTAAAGCAGTTAACGACAAAGATAATTGGTCTAGAGAAGTTGACGATATATATGAACAACAATTAGAAACTTTTGAACAACGAGGTCAACAAGAGCAAGGAAATGTTGTACCTCAAGCTGTATATCAAATTGCAAGAATTGTTGAGAATTTTGATTTTGCAAAAAGTAAACCTTTTAAAACTAATAGACAATTAAAATTAGAAATACAAAACCGTGTTAAAAAAGAAGCTAAAAAGGCAGGGGTAGATTTATCTAAACCTACAGTAGAAGTAGAAAAATATTTAGTACAAACATTATTAGCAGACGCACAATTCGCATTAATAGAAAATAGTAATGCAGTTGGTTGGTATGACGAAAAAGTAACTAAAGCAGTACGAATACTTGCTCTTAAATATCCAAAAGTCGCTACTGATAAAAAACATGGTTTTATTTTTAAATGGGCTTTAGCAACAACAAGTAACGGTATTAAAGTAGATAAAAACTTTGAATATGCAGCAGATGTATATGAAAAATGGTTGAGGTCAGAAGAAGAATTAGGTGAAGGAAAAGGTAGATTGCCAGAATTAATGTTGAATATAGAAGGCGAAGAAACAGGTGGTCAATCTAGAGATGCAATGGAAAAATCTTTTAGAAGATTAAATGATTTGTTAGATAATAAACCTTTTGCAGAATTAGAAAAATTTATGAGAACTAAACATACAGCAAAAGAAGTAAATGAATTTGTTGGTAATGATAGAGATGGTGACCCAATAACAGTACCTAGTGATTTCAGTTTGACAGATGTAGTTTATGGTTCTGCCATTATTGGACCTAAAATTGGTAATGGATTTTTTGCAAACTTATATGGTAATTATGATTCGTTAACTGTAGATAGATGGGCTATGCGTACATGGGGTCGTATGACAGGTACGTTAGTTTTAGACAGAGAAAGATTAGCAAAACAAAAAAGAGAAAATATTAAAGCTGTAATAAGAGCATTAACTAAAGAACAAAAAAAGGCATTTGAAACAATAATAGGTAGAAAACTTACATTAGGAGATATCGATAATGTTGCTTTAGCTATTAAAAGAAAATCAGTCTTAAAAGAAAATCGCAATAAAATGGCTGCAATAGCAACATTTGCAGAAGATACAAAACATCAACAAATATTTTTAGACATAATGGGTAAACCTAGAAAAGGTGATAAGACATTAAGTCTTGGAGATTTGTTGCGTAAACAAGGTAATGGTTTAGTTAAAGATAATGACGGTCAGAAAGAATCACCAAGTGGTCCTGTAGAACGTAGAAATATTGTCAAAGTATTTTCACAAGTATTAGAAATTTTAAATAAAGAATATCCAAATTTAACAATGGCAGATTTGCAAGCACTTGTTTGGTATCCAGAAAAAAAATTATATGAAACTGCAAAAATAAAAGAAGAAGTAGCAGAAACAGGTTATGACGATAATGAAGCTCCTGATTATGCCAATGCTGCTGCCAGTTTTGCTGCTACAATGGGTATATCAGATGATCTTATACAAAGCACAATAAAAGAGGTTGATGATGAGTTACAGTC